GGCATTCTTCCGTATGCAACTAGTAAGGTCAGTATGCTGGCCGGTAATCGGTTTAAACCAATACTAGACATGCAGATAGAAATTTCGGTGGATGATCTTATCATTACTACTATGGGCTACTTGCCCCCCATAGCTAGTTTGGTTTAGATCTGTTGGCTGCGTGCAATTAAGCAAACACCCTGTAAACTCTAACCAGATTTACAGAACACTCTTTTTTATTTCAGGACCAACCAATTAAGGTCATTCCCGGACCTTCGAGTGCAAAGTCTATTTTTCCGAATGCAACACCGCTATTGTATGGATCGGGCAATTAAGCCAAAACCAAAGCTTCTGTCTACGTGCACCGGTGGTTGGCAGTTGGTAACACAACCGGGTCTCCTCTAACCCCTAGTCCAACCTCTGATCTATTGACTAAAATCTTAATACTAATGTTCCTCCCTGGACCTCCATTGCTCCAAAGGGGTTGTGTTGCCACCTGTTCTCATCTCATAGATGGCTTGCTCAACGTCCCGCAGGAGATTTTTCCTCCAATAAGCTCTTTTTGAAGTGAAAGACTCCGGATCATAAATAATCTCCCTCTTGGGCGATATATACCCCATCTGCTGCCACGAGTAAACTCGAAACCCACGCCGCGGGAACTTTGTCGATTCTCCAAAAAGCACCTTATTGGCGACATCTAGCACATCTCCTGAAGTCATCCAGGGTCTGGGTCGCAAAAAACCCCCCTTGTCGGTCAAAATTACATTGGGGTTTGCTATGCTTTTATAAGCTAGACCCAGGGCTCTAATTGTCCTTATGTGGGGATAATTCACCAGGAGATTATTCCCTTGCGCTGATATCCAAGCCTGCTCATCCAGGTCTCTATCATCTCCTCCTATTCTTATCATTGATTTGGCCACTATCTCCGTCACATTCCTAGTGGGCATTCTCCTGTTAACCACCTGTCCGGTGGTGATATCCTGATAGGAGACCCTCTCATAATGATGGGAGCAGAAATCAACCTCCTCAATCTTATCCAGTACTTCACTTGGCTGAGTTGGCAACATGTTCTTCCTCGGGAATCCGATCGTGTGCAGTATTTTGGCGCTGTTTTTAAGGGCCTCCGCCCCTATGTCCATGGTAAAGGTGGCATCATCGCCACTTACGCATCCTCCCACCTTCTTGTCATAGCCATGGCTTCCTGACATGACCTTGCACACCCATTCCTCCACTGAATCATTTCCAATTCCCTCAATCATTCCATATTCAAGGAGGAATAAAGCCAATCTCGTTAACGTGTTCATGCTGTAAGTTGGGTTTGTGCCGCTCATCCTCTGGCCTCTGCCGGCCAGTAATTCCGATCGTCTAAACTCAGAAGGTATTGGTATCAATATATGCGGGTAGGCATACACGCGGTAGAGTCTTTCGGCTATCTCTTTCAGCTCTTCCTTGTCGTCTGGGATCAGTTCTCTGATGAACTCACTCTCGAGTGACTGTATCTTCAATCCAATCTTGGTGTCAAACCCTGCTATATCATTGCTCACACCTTTGCCCAACCACACTTCTTCCAACCTTTCTCCTAGGTCGGTTAAGCCCAGGCCACCGACTCCAAATCGGTTCATTTCTGGCTTTGTTAACTTGAGCAAATGGCCAAACACTTTCATTTCAAG